GGCGCAAGAGGCATCAAAACATCATGGCCCGGCAAATTAAATTCTCCCGTTGAGGCCGCTAGCGGTATGATACCCGCCAAATGAAAAGACTTTTGATTTTGTGCCGCTATGTCCATTCTTTTGAAATATTACAACAAAAGATATTAGGCGCCAAACCATCACCAACAATAAAATCTTTTTTATGTTTATGGAGTTCTCGACGATTATGTTCTAAGACAACATTTAAATAACTGACTTTGTTTTTAATAATTCTTTTGTCTGCTTTTAATCCTTTCTCTCTAATGAGTCTTGTTGCGGCAAGTCGTGCCGCGGTTTCAGAATTTTCAAACTTTTCTAAATCATCAGCAGTAATATATGATTTCGCATAACAGTCTTTAAAAGCATGGGCGCCGTCGTGCCTGAGTGAAGTATAAAACACTAATTCGTTCACGAAAGAAGTTTTGTTCTCTAATTTATCAACAGTTTGTTTTGTGCCACGTTTGATATCAAACCAATCATATACAACGTAGTCGCTTACTTTTTCTTGAACCGGCATACCTTCCACCAGTTCCATGTCAAAGATATATAACTCTTTAAAATGTATTTTAATCATGCGATAAAACTCTGTTGTAATGTTGGCTGTATTCTTTTCGATCCGTATGTTTTCTATCATTGAAGGAATAGGAGTCAGTCCGCGCATTCCCAAATCAAATGTCAGGCGATACCACTTATCTTCTCTGCCTCTTTCTTCGATCGAATGTGGCGTTGTTAGTCCATTGACAAGAAGCATAGCATTGTTTGTTTCTGCAAACTGAAGTGCCTCAAGACTATATCCAATAACGAGCTTTTTTGTGTTTAACTCCGGCGCCTCTATGATAAAACCCCAATTACATGATTTTCTTTAATCACTGTAAAGGTTTCTCCATCATACTGAATATCACGAAGCATGTGCGCCTCCACAATCAATACACTGTCTTCTCTCCACCCTACCGCAGGAACAAGAACCCTTACAGCCGCAAACGGGCTCTCTGCCGAACGATAGTCTTCTGGAAGGAGCACTCCCGTTTCTTCTTTATTTTCTTTTAACACCTCTACATAGAGGTGATTATTCACCGGCGTAAACCTCATTTTTTCTCCAAATCTTCTATCGCTGCTTTGATCGCCTCCTCGGCTAAAACCGAGCAGTGTATTTTAACAGGAGGGAGCGATAATTCCTCCACGATGTCTGTATTTTTAATCTCGGCTGCCTCTTTTAGGGTTTTGCCTTTCACCCACTCTGTCGCTAAAGAAGAGGCGGCCATAGCAGAGCCACATCCGAAGGTTTTAAACTTTGCTTCGCATATACACCCTTCATCGTCCACTTTAATCTGTAACTTCATAACATCCCCGCATTCTGGTGCGCCTACGATGCCGGTTCCGACACTTGGCTCATCTTTGTTTAAAGAGCCCATATTGCGCGGGCTTTCAAAGTGGTCTAGAACTTTTTTTGAGTATCCCATAATTTTCTCCTTACACTAATTAGCCACACTTGGCATATCCGCATGCTTTGCACGTGACGCACCCTTCCATATAAACGAGTCCCTCGGCTTTGCATTCTGAACAAAGTTTTTCAGAGGCGGTCGTTCCATTGGTGATATATCCTTTAAGAACTCTCGCTACACATTTAGCAAAACTAAACATGTCGCTATCGCGATCCTTTTGCAGCTGTTCCACCACATATTGAATATTTGCTCCGGTCCGGAGCGCAAGCGATATCATGCGTGTAAACGCAGAATGGTTAGGATTGTCAAAAACCCTTACCAGGTCTTTTACTATGAGTGTATCTCCATTCTTGCCAATCTTTAAGTCGTAGACGGCATTCATTGTCTTTCGAGGGTTCTTAACTAAAACACCCTCTTCTCTGCTACGCGGGATTTCAATCAAATTTGACAACCCTCCCATCACTTCGTAAGGTTTTCCGTCCAATAAGCCAACCATGATTACCCACTTCTCTCCCTGGATAGTGGCGCGATGTATACTGCATGGTAATTCTATAGGCCGCTTTGGGGCAGTGTGGTGTGGAAATCTTTCCTTTCCTTCCTTTATCAACACCCCAGAGCGCGAACCGTCGACATAAACCGTTATCCCCTTAAGGCCTGCCTTCCACCCCTCCATATAAATTTTGCTCACCACGCCCGGAGCGGTGCCCTTGGGCAGATTAATCGTGGAGCTAATGGAGTGATCGATGCTGCGTTGAATTGCCGCCTGGACCTCAATACGCTTGGTCCAGTCAATGTCTTCCGATTCTACAAAGAAATCAGGGGGCGCACCTGCACCAAACATTTTTAAATATTCGCGTACGTTATGGTGAAACACTTTATATTCCAGCCATCTATCTCCCAGATCGTCAACAAAATCCGGCTCTACGTCTTGCTCGTTGTGCGACAATTTGCGGCGGCGGATATAACTATTTTTGAACACTGGCTCGAGCCCCGAAGAAGTTTGAGACATGATAGAGACAGAGCCAGTTGGGGCATTGGTAAGGATAGAAATATTACGACGCCCAAAAGTCTCAATTTTTTCAGACAGATTTTTTGGGAGACTTTTGATATATGAATTGTTTTTCTCTTTTTGCCAATCGAAAACCGGAAAAGCACCTCGTTCTTGTGCCAGGTAGACGCTTTCTAAATAAGCTGTGTCTCGAATGGTCTCGTATATTTCCTCAATGATTTTTATTGCCTCGTCAGAATCGTAAGCCAAATTGAGACGGGCAACTGCGTCAGCTAAACCGTGAGTGCCTAGGCCGGTGCGGCGACCGTTCGCACAGGCGCCGTGCAGATTGTTCCACAATTCTCGTTCGCTTTCAGTGTCGCAAGCCTCCTTTATGCTCTCCAGTTTTTCTAGCTCTAGCTCCACGAGGTCGTCAGACAATCGCATGCCGACCGAGGCTATTTCCTTAAGCTTGTTGAAATCAAACACGGCTTTGTCACTAAACGGATTCCGTACCAAATGCTTGAGGTTTAAAGAGATTAATCTACAACTATCGTAGGCAGACAGTGGTATCTCACCGCACGGATTCGTTGTAAGTGTTTGAAATCCTTCATCTTTATAGCATTCCGCTGGCAAGTTTTTAATAATGTTGTCCCACATCAGAAGCCCGGGCTCTGCGGTCGTGGTTGCCGATTCAACTATCTTATCCCACAGTTCGATCGCCGAAACGTCTTTGGTATGGGTTGGTTCAGCAGCGTCAACAGGATATTGTAAAGTAAATGATTCTTTGTTTTCAACCGCCTCCATAAAGCTATCACTTATTTTTACTGAAACATTTGCCCCAGTAACCTTCGACAAATCTTGTTTCATTGTAATAAACTTTTCAACATCGGGGTGTCTGATGTCCATCGATATCATCAGCGCGCCTCGTCGGCCATTCTGCCCTATCATCCTGCATACGTAGGAATAAAAGTCTGCGAATGACCATGCTCCTGTGGTCGTTCGTGCCGAGTTGTTTACCAGCGCATTTTCAGGACGCAAATGAGAAATGTCAAGGCCCACGCCGCAACGACGCTTAAATAAATTAGCAAGATGTTTTCCGGAGTCCATAATGGAACTAATGTTGTCATTAGGCGACTCCACAACGACGCAATTAGACAAAGAAACATTAACATAATTATTACCAACACCCATCATAGGAGAGCCTTGCGGCACAATGTATTTAAAGTTTTTAAAATAAGAAAGAATTTCTTCTTCGGTCAAAGCGTGCTCGGACGTGTCCTCACTAAATTTATCTTCAATGCGCGCGAACTCCCGCGACATACGCACATGCATATCGTGCGGAGTCTTTTCTACAAAGTTTCCCTCGTTATCACGCAAGCAATACTTAGTCATAAAAACATTAGTGGCCAGCTCATCATTATTAAAATATTTTAGGGTGTCTTCTCGGACTTCTTCTTCTGTGTACATCTTATCTACTCCCGTTTTTAAACTTCTTATATTTCTCGGCCAGCTTTTGCTTTTGCGCCTGCGGGCTCACTTCAATCTCGTTATCTTCGCTTGGCTCTAGCACTTTTATAGACACAGTGCTTGTATCCATAAAGAGTGGATATATTATACCATCTGGACCGTTCCTATTTTTAGCAATAAAAACTCTTCCTGTGTTAGTATGTTTATCATCGATAGTTCGCGAGATACTAAAGATAAAGTCTGAAACAAAACACTTATTAAACGCTTCCGAAATAGATTCCATAGTTATCACCTCGGCGTTCAAGCCAGAACGATTTGTTTGTGATGCAGTCCAGATAGGGCACTTGTATTCTTGTGCTAATCCGCGAAGCTCTTCGTAGATAGATTCTAATTCGTTACGCTTTTCTCTTTGTGCTGTTACTGGGCGTAATAAATCGGCGTAGTCTACAATAATCATATCAATCGAAACATCCTTCATACGAAGACGTTCGAGATGTGTTTTAAGAGTATGAGTAGAGGCAGACTTTGTTGGGTATTCCTTAATAATAAGGCACCCTTCAATATCCTGTACTTCTTCGTAGATCTTTTCTTTAAAAGTAATTAAATCTCCCAGGTCAATCTTGGTGAGACAACTATCGTACCGAGAACCCACCACGGTGTCTTGCAGTTCCAAGGTGTAATGGATTACCGTTTTACCCTCTTTGAGGGCTTGCGTTCCCAAGTGGACGAGAGCCATAGATTTGCCGGCACCGGTCGGTGCTATAACTACTCCAAGCTCTTTCTGCCCTAGCCCTCCTTTGCATATCTCATCTATAAGAGGCCACCCTGTCGTTATAGGATTGCGAAACTTAGGTTTAAAGCGCTCTTCAAAATCCTTTTTCCAATCATAACCCGCATTGTTATCGGCACCAAGTTTGAGAGACTGATTAATCACCACCGCAATCTCATCAAATGATGAATTCTGAAGCAAACCTATGGACTTGATCATGGCCGACTTCAAGTTCTGTTTACGGCAGAAATCCAACGCTGTATCCTTGATATATTCTTGATTCTCCAAGCCGGCTGCCACCACGCGAGCATAATATTCTCTGACTTGCCTCTGGGTAAGCTCATTTTCGTCGTCGATCCCAGAACGCAAGATGGTTCCAAGAATCTGGCGCGATGGATGCACGCCATACTTCTGTCTGTATTGAAAAATTACTTTGAGAAAAAGCTTCAGGTACCGAAGCTCCAAAAAATTAATGTCAAGAACTTCTTCTATCTGATCGGCAAAAGGGCGATCATCTAGAATAACCATGCACAACTGCTCTTGAAACGATTTGCCATAACGAGAAAAGGTAACCTTCTCTTTTGATTCCATGTTTGCCTCTCTCTGATTCTACTAGTTTTTGAGTGCCTTGTCAATGACAAACCGGTTCATAGTTGCAAATAGATCGCTCCAGTTAAAAACCCCGAAGCCGTCTTCGTTCATCATCTTGATGAACTCTGTTCTATTAAACTCGTATCCCAAATTATCAAACACGTAATCAACCTTTTGCCTGCTTTGTCTAGAGAGGTTGGGATCATATAACTGCATCAACTTGTAGTTCCTTATAATTAGGTTTTTGTTCTCGATAACGCGGTCAAAAAACACCACTCGGCCCTCAGCTTTCTCGCAAAAATCTATAACCTCTTGAAATGAATACTCTTTGTCTTCAAATAAAAATGGTAATCTTTTTTTCACGGTCGGAAGCCCTGCGCCGCCGATGCCTTTGAGATTGTCTGACTTGTCTCCCGCTATCGCCCGGGCCATTGCAAAGTTGCAAGGATGAATGCCATATGTTTCTAAAACATTCTTCGTGGTGAGTACCTCTTTCTGAATGGGGCGAAACAAAACTGTTTCGTTATCACACAACTGAATGAAATCTTTATCACTGGAAACTATTACTTTCTGCCACCCTTTAAGCTTTTCCGACTGAACAATGTAAGCAATCACGTCGTCTGCTTCCACCTCGGGAAACATAAACTGTGGAATGGGAAGTTCATTAAGGTATTCTAAAAGCCGCGTCTGCTGCCACACCTTATTCTCGGTCTCTTCGTCCGGCGTCAGGTTACTCTCGCGGTTGAGACGAATGGGCTTGCGGCCCTCTTTGTATTCCTTCACAATGGCTCGGCGCTTAGCAGATCCCCCCGGGCCATCCCATGCCACCACCACCATGTCTGGCTTGTTTTCTCGCACCAGC